TGACGATTTATTACAACCACGGATTAGATCCCGAGCTCAGGCGGCGCAAGCTCGGCGGCGGCACGCTCAAGAAAACGGACGTGGGCGTGTGGGTGGAAGCTCAGTTGCAGCAGCGCGATGAGTATGAAAAGTGGATTTACCAACTTGTCCAGGAAGGGAAATTCGGTTGGTCGAGCGGCACACTGCCGGGGCTAGTCGAACGCGAGAAGGTGGGCAAGGCAATGTGGATCAAAATGTGGCCCTTGGGGAAAGATGCTTCTATCACGCCCACCCCAGCAGCCGGACCATTTTTGACAGTAGTGGAGGCACTGAAGAAGGCGACCGCAGACAGTTCGCCAAAGGCATCAGCGGCACAGACGGACCGTACATCCGTGGAGCGCAGTGCGGCAGAGCAGAAAGCCAAGCGTCTATCGCTAGAACTGGATTTACTGGAGATAGGAGTTATCGCATGTTGACAGTCGAAGAACTGGTTGCTCTGGCTCGCAAAGCCATCATCGCCGGCAACCTAGATGAGGCGAAGAAATACACCGACCAGGCAAAAGCGCTCAAGGAAATTGACGCCATGGCCCTGTCGGACGCCGAGAGCGGCAAAATCAATGCCCTCGAAGCGAAAGTGAAGGAACTCGAAACCTTCAAGGCGACCATCATAAAATCGCCGGCGCTTACGCCCGGTGGCACCGTCGTGGACGTGGTCGAGGATGAAACCGACAAGAAGGCCAAACAGCCGTGGAAATCACTGGGCGAACAGTTGGGCGCCATCTACGTGGCGGCCACCAAACCTTTTCAGACTGACGACCGGCTCAAGGCGCAAAAGGCGGTGTTGGGCGCGAGCGAGGGCGTGCCATCTGACGGCGGCTATCTGATTCAGCCGAATTTCGCAGATATAGTGTTCTCCCTCGAACATGCCACCAGCGAGATTATCCAGCGCGTGCGGCGTTTCCCGGTGGGACCGAACAACAACGGGCTGACCATCAACGCGGTAGATGAAACCAGCCGCGCCACAGGCAGCCGCTGGGGCGGCATCCATACCTACTGGGCCGCCGAAGGCGATACCGCGACGGCGAGCAAGCCCAAGTTCCGCCAAATCAAACTGGAGTTGACCAAACTGTTGGCCTTTATGTATGCCACGGATGAACTGCTCCAGGATGTGAGTCAACTGGAGGCGATAGCCAACAGTGCGGTGCGCGAGGACCTGACTTGGATGGCGGAGAACGCCTTTGTGCGCGGCAACGGCGCGGGCCAACCGCGCGGCATACTCAACGAAACAGCGCTGGTGACGGTCAACAAGAAACGGGCCAGACGGCCGCGACCCTCGTTTTCGAGAACATTATCGCCGTGTGGGCGCGCATGTGGTCACGCAGCCGCGCTAATGCCATTTGGATGATTAACCAGGACATCGAACCGCAATTGTATGCCATGTCCCTGGCCATCGGCACCGGCGGTGTGCCCGTCTATCTGCCGCCCGGCGGATTGAGCGCCTCGCCCTACGGCACGCTGATGGGCCGGCCAGTGATTCCAGTCGAATATGCCTCGACGCTAGGCACAGTGGGTGACATCACGTTGGCTGACTGGTCGCAATATCTGAGCATCGACAAGGGGGGCGCGCAACAGGCCAGTTCGATGCACGTCGCGTTCTTGACTGACCAAATGTGTTTCCGGTGGACGTATCGGGTGGACGGGCAGCTTGGGTGGCGCAGCGCGCTCACGCCGGCCAACGGCAGCAATACCCAATCACCGGTCGTTGCATTGCAGACGAGGAGTTGAACCATGACTCGCAAACTTTCGGATGAAATTGTCGTCAGCCTTCCGTTCACGGAAAGTGACATCGGCGGCACGAACAGCGCCGGCAGCAGCGACGCGGTACACTGGGTGGATATGGCTAGTTTCCTTTCGTTTTTGTGTCTAGTGGAAATCGGCACTTGGAACTCCACAGATGACCTGGATACCTGCAAGTTGGAGCAGGCGACCAGTTCGGCCGGCGCGGATAAAAAAGACCTGACGACCAGTGGGTCGGGCAGCAACTATGACACGGCCAACCCGGTGGATGCGGACGGCGACCAGGTGTACTTGGAATGCCAAGCCGACGATTTGGATGTGGACGGCGGCTTCCATTTCGTGCGCGTCTATCTGGCCGAGACCGGCAATAGCGGCACGGACAATGTGAGCGCCGTCTACGTGCGCAGCGGCGCACGCGACGCGTACAGCAACCTGCCGGTGGCTGCCGCTGTCGGCAGTAAGGTGTACGTGAGTAAGGCTACGTAGAGAGGATATAGCCACGAATTTCACGAATAAAATCGAATTTCTTTTCGTCTTCATTCGTGAAATTCGTGGCTGTATTTACATTCTGGTACATAGGTGGGGGTGGGCCATCCACCCCCTCAAAATAACCCTACAGGAGAAATATCATGGGCAAAACAGCCCTGTTTGTTCGGAAGCAGAGCGGCGGCGTATTTACCGTCGCCAATGAATCCCTTTCCACCGGCGAAATCCTCTTCGTTCATTCCGGCACGGGCGTCAATGCCGTGAACGGCGGGCGCAATCCTGATGCGCCGTTCGCTACCCTGGATTACGCGATTGGCCGATGCACCGCTTCCAAAGGCGACACCATCTATGTCATGCCGGGCCATGCGGAAACGATTGCGGCGACAGACGGCTTCGACGCCGACGTGGCGGGCATTCGCATCATCGGTCTGGGTTGGGGCGCGCTGCGTCCGACCTTTACCTTCACGGCCACCGATAGTCAAGTTAATATCGGCGCACACAATGTGACGATTGAAAACCTGCGTTTCGTGGCCGGCGTGTCTGCGGTCGTGGCCGGCGTGCAGGTGGAAGGCGTGACCGACACGGTCTTCAAAAACTGCGAATGGTATTGGGGTGACACCACCGGCTTCGACTTTGTGATTGGCTTGGAGTTGGAGGCCGGCGCGCATCGCGCCGTCGTGGAAAACTGTCGCTTTTTGCAAGAGCCGGCGGTGGCCGGGGCGGCGGTAGCGGTCAAACTGACCGGAGCCTGCCACAACGTCAGGATTATCGACAATGAGTTCATGGGCGACTGTTCGACGGCGTGCATCAACGGCATCACTACTCTGTCCCAGGGGCTGATGGTGCAACGAAATACTTTTCACAATACGGATGCCGCCGAGCCGGCCGTCGAAATGCTGACCGGGACAACGGGCGTCTATTCCGACAATCGCGGATTGGCGAGCGGCGCGACCATTGCCGCCAATGCCGTGGCCGACGCGATGGCCCATTGCGAGAACTTTTTGGTCAACAGCGCTGGGGCAATTGCGATAATTAAGGGGGCCGGGGGTAGTCCCTCGCTGGATACCGACTAGACTATTTGACGGCACTAATCGCCCTGGCTGCAGAGGCCGGGGCGCATCTACAGGAAGGATGCGGTTATGTCGATTCACACCAAGTATTTTCGGGGCAATCTCGTCTATCTCGACGGTCAGACGTGGCTCGACGCCATTGGGCCCAACGTCGCCAAGTTTTTAGAGCATTTCGTCTACACGCCATTCGCATCGGCAGATAATCTGGCTGGTTGGACTACCACGCTCGTCGAAGCTGGCGCGGGTGAGACCACCGTGGCTCTAACCGCCGGCGCCAATAGCGGCGTCCTGCTCATTACTTCGGATGCCGCCGACAACGATGGCGCCAATTTGCAGGTGCAGGGCGAGGCATTCAAAGCGCTCACCTATCCAATCTATTTTGGATGTCGATTCCAAATGTCGGAAGTCACCCAGAGTGACATTCTGTTTGGCCTGGCCATCACCGACACCGACGCGCTGGGCGGTCTCACCGATGGTATCTATTTTCGTAAAGTGGATGCTAGCGCCGTGCTGACTTACGTACTGGAGAAAAACAGTACGGAGACCATCACAAATTCAGTCACACTGGTGGCTGATACGTGGTACCAAGTCGAATTCTATTTCGATGGAACCAATATCGATTTCTGGGTGAATGGCGTGCTGCAGACCCGTCCGGTGACGACAAACCTGTGCGATGACGAATGGTTGACCGATTCGATACATTTCTTGACCGGTGAAGCCGTTGTGCACACTGCGTCGATCGTCTGGATCCGAACGATCCAGATCCTCGCCTAATAGATCATGGAATATGCGCCCATATCTTTCGCAGGACTACCATACTGACAAGGGTTTGCGATACGCCGTACTCACGCGCGAGGACGGATTGCGAAACGCCTTCCTTGTATCTACGGCGGATTTCCGAGATATCAGTTTCGCCAAGCTTGGAATTTCCATGCGTTTCGCCATGAGCATGGCGCTGCTTGTTATGCATGTCTTGCATATTATCCGTATGGGTACCAACAAACAAATGTTCTGGATTGCAGCAGCGACGGTAAGTTTTGTCGCCGGGTGGATAGTTGACATCGCACTTATGGCAAGTCAGATGTCCGTCTGGAATCGGACCATTGGTGAGCTCCCAAACAAGGCGATGAACCATAATGTTATCACCTTGATAGCCAATATAACCGTAACCGTTTTCCGTAAGTGCGCCTGTCCATTCCCAGCAGCCATTCGGTGCATCCTTATTGATCTGTGGCCAAAGGCGCGGTTCAATTGGATTCCGTTTGGGGCGTTTACCTCTAGGGCACAGGTAACGATTGGCGTGATTGCTGCAAGTATTGGAACAGTATTTGGCGAATGTGGAGCGTCTGGGCAGAAAGGCTTTCCCGCAGTATTCGCAAGTAATGGTCTGCGGTATGGGGGCGCTACGAATGCCGGTATGGACCTCATGATAGAAATGAGCGCGGCACGAATGGGAGCAAAAGCGGGTGGCGTTGAAGTGGGTAGTAAACGGGGTATTGCAATACTCGCAAAATTTCTGAACGGCTTGCTCGGTGGTATGCTCTGTCATGTCGTTAGTCCTCCTAAGACTAGTGACCAGGCCGGGAGCGTTTCGCGACGTTGCCCGGCACTTCTATTGGTCCATGCAAGTGTAATTCTAACATATTTGGACAGTTTTTTCAAGGAGGATAGCGCATGGCTGGGACCGTAACGTGACAGAAGAAAAACTGGGCGCCATCCACAAGATAACATTTGCCTGGGCGAGTTCCGCTGCTGGGGCAGCGGATAAGACGACCGTCCAGTACTACACCGGCGAACTGGTGCGCGTGGTGCAAATTCCCGGCACGGGCGGTGTGTTGCCTACCAACGGCTACGCTGTGCTGGTCAACGACGACGACGGCGTGGATGTATTGGCCGGGTTTGGGGCCAGCCTGAGTAATGCCGCCGCCACGGATTACAGTACGGGCGCATTGGGCATTGCGTTGGGGGTGGTTGCCAACGCGCAGCTTATTCTTGCCGTTACCGGGGCCGGCAATGCCCAAGAGGGGCAGACCATTCTATATATTCGAGCGCGCTAGGATGAGTTCATGAATTATCTCGGATTGCCTGACGCCAAAGCCCACCTGGGGCTGGTCAACAGCAACGACGACGCGCTGGTGGCCGGCTATCTTAGCAGCGCGCAAACGATTGTCGAACTGTGCAGCCAGCAGGTGTTTGAGGCGTCCACCAACACGACCAAATATTTCGACGTAGAGCGCGATGTGTTGGGGCGCACACTCTATTTCAAGAATTATCTGTGCGCCATCAATACCATTACCAATGGCGACGGCGTGCTGATTACTGCCGCTTCCTATGTAACCGAACCGCGCAATGAAACGCCATACTTTGGCGTCACGGTCAAGCGCAGCGCCGGTCTATTCTGGACCTGGACCGACGACCCGGAGAATGCCATTGCGGTGAGCGGCAAGTGGGCGTACAGCCTGACGGCGCCGCAGGATATCGTGCAGGTCATGCGCTGGTTGGTGCAATATTTGTATCGCAACAAGGATTCGTCCGGCGACCTGGCGCGCAGCATGATAGGGCCGGGCGGCATCTTATTGCCAGTGGAAATGCCGCATGACTTGCGCATTGTGCTGGATAGGTACGTTCCCAAAGTGAATTTCTGATGCCGCAAGCCTCACTCACGATTACGATGCGCGGCGTGAATCGGGTGCGAAATAACCTACGGCGCCTGGCCAGCGACATGGACAAAATTACGGACCGTGAGCTAGGCGATTGGACACGCAACGAAGCGCGCAAGTTGAAGGCTGAACCCTACCCGCCGCGCTTGCCCCACCAGCGCTATGTGCGCACGGGCCGCCTGGCCAACAGCTGGAAGGTAGTAAAAATCAAAGACAAAGTATGGAAGGTGGTCAACGAGGCGCAATCGCCGCTGACGGGCGAGAAGTACGCGGCGCGCGTGGTGGGCGATGAACGAGGGCAGGGGCAATGGCCGCTCTTCATAAAAAGATGGTGGCGGGCGCGTGACATTATAGAACGCGACGTAAACGTGCTGACCAAGTCGC